GTCAGCAGTCAAGCACTCGAGTGGGAGCACAGCGTGTACAATCAGCTGTACAAGTGCCCCAAGCTCCGGGAGGTGCTCAAGTGGCAGTTATCTAACCAATGCACGGCATTGACCCCCGAGGGTAAGGTGCTGTATACGGTCGACGGCTGCCGCATGTCAGGCGACATGAACACCTCACTGGGCAACAAGCTCATCATGTGTGGGCTGGTGTGGCAGTATTGCCAGGAGGCGGGGGTCAAAGCGACCCTTGCCAATAATGGCGATGACTGCGTGCTGTTTGTCCGTCGACGGAGTGTGAGCCGCGTGATAGACACGCTCCCTGGGTGGTTTCTCCGGTATGGGTTCACCATGAAGGTGGAGGACCCTGTCGATGTGTTTGAGCAGATCGAATTCTGCCAACAGAGACCAGTCGAGGTGGAGGCCGGGCGATGGCTGATGACCCGCAGCCCCGAGAAGGGGCTCGCTAAGGATCTGATGTTCATCGGGCCTGGCACCGACGTGCGGAGAGACTACATGCGGTGGGCAGGTGGAGTCGGGAAAGCTGGGCTGGCCGCGTATGGTGGAGTGCCCATTGTTCAGGAGGTTTACCGATGGATGGCTAGTTTGGGGCCCGGCCGTGAGCTGGACCCATACTCCGGAATCGGGGCAGCATCCAAGAACATGACCCGGACGTATACCGAGCCAACCTCTGAGTGTCGCGCCTCTTACTACCTTGCCTGGGGCATCAGCCCCGTGGAACAGTTCCAGTAGAGAGCGCTCTATCCGGGAGGCACTCAAGACCGTCCCCGCCATGGTCGAATCGATACTCCAGGTTGACCACCTAAGTATCACGTAATACACGACATCCACAAAACGAAAATAGGCGCTATGGCAAAGACCAAGACCAAGAGCAAGGCCAAGAAGACTAAGAATGTCACTATTTCACGAGTCAAGGCGGGCCTCGATCGCGCTGCTATTGACTATGCTAAATTGCTTGTTGACCCTTGCAACGCTGCTCTCACAACTCCGGTGTATGCTGGCATCGACTCAGGGTACCTGATGCGAATCAGGTACCGGTTTC